GTTCCGGTTCCCAAGAAGATTCAGTCGGGCACATTGTTTGCGTAAAACCTGTAAGAAAATGGGCTTTACGGAAAAAGCATCGTGTCGTCCGTATAAGAATTGTTATAAGTCTAAGAAGTAAAGGTTAACCGATGTTCATGATAGATTGATGGATCATCTGCAATATACGCAACTTGGTCAAACTCTTTTTCACCTGTTAAATACGGTTTCAAATGTGTATCTAACCATTCTTCACCTTTCGCCGCAACATCCGGTTGAAATATCCGAATGATACGATATCCATTTGCAACTGCCTGTTTCATTTTGTAGATATCTCTTTCCATAGTTTCTTTAGGAGACGTCCAATTCATTATCTGTTTAAAGTGTTGTGGGCCATCAACCTCAATAAGAATTTTCAAATCGGGTATGATAAGGTCAAATCGTAGTTTTTTTACACTTTTTAACCACTTTTCGCTGAATTGTGATTGAGTTGTTTCATATAAATTTTTACACCAAAGAAAGACAACTGATTCAGTTTTATTTATACAAATTGGGCATCCAGAACCTTGCATATGTGCATCTGGAATTTGTTCAAATTTTCCATGTTTCATACATATTATAATAACTTTTAGGTCACTCCTTATATATTCCACTAATGTATAATCGTATTTATCTCCATGTATATTTTTTGCTTTTTCAATAAATTTTTTTGTATTTGAAGTAAGTCTTAAACTAGTTGCTCTGTGTCTACATTTAGGACACCATCTACCATTTGTAATATGACATAATGCAGCTTTAAATTCTCCATCAATTGGACATATGAAAGGTAGTTTCATGGCACAACTTTTGAATATACGAAATGGGTCTATATCAACTTCAGGAGATAGAAACCCAACCTTATCGCTTGATGCGAAACTCTTTTCATAACAAGGCATACAATCTTTGTTTCCGCATAGTTGTTTACTTCCGCAAAATGGACACCAAGCCCCAGCAACAACCTGCTTAATTTGTATTTTAAATTCGTGGTTACATTTATCACAGTTGAATATTTGGAAACAATGAGAGCCTAATGTTATTTCATTTGGGTTTATTGAATTTTTTTCAGACCAATATTGCGCCATAGGATGTGTATCAAACATTTTAGTTCCCTCTTTTTTTGATTGATTATGTGCTCTAGTACAAGACATACATTTAGCTATAAAATTTTCAGACACCCATATTTTGTTTGCTTTTTTCCCACACTTACATTCGAAATGAACTATAGTTTTGGTATTAAGTTTCTCATATTCTCCAATAAGAGTTGCTCCATCACGCAGTATTGCGGAATCGAGCAGTTCTTTTGTATATTTCAATGGAGGCATTTGCCATATTAATTTCTAACCAAATACCTGAAAACGTTTTCGTTTTATATGCCCAACATAGGTGCCACATTATAGACCGCAGCCATCAAAATACCGCCCCAAGTTGTATCGGCAGCAGCAAAGCGGATATCATAATCCTTGAATGTGCTGTAGTTTGTAAAATCGTAGATGCCATACACAGCAGAACCCATCAAGAAGGCTTCCAAGGAAGACTTAGGGAACTTGCTGAGATAAGCAGCTGCAATGTACACGAGCAATCCAGGCAGGAGTTTTAGTGTTAGTTCACTCCCCTGTATTTTTCGTATCATCGCCGAGAAGAGGGGTGTGCATATCGTTATCCAAATCATGTCGATCGCTATGAACAGCGGTATTCTTAACAGAAGGTTCATTTGTATATTCCTTGCCAGTTATTTCTGCGATGAACTTCTTTCTTGTTTCCTCTAACTCTTTGTCAAACACCTCCGTCATCCTTTTATACTCGTTTATCCTGCTATTTAATTCGTCAGCAGCCTTCTTCAATTTTTCCTCTCGTTTTTTGTTAAACCCTTGGGTCATGTTGTTATACTCCTCCACCTTTTTCATCACTTCTTCGGCAAACTTCTTTCTTTCTTCATCATCTTTTGGAAGAGGAATAACTGGTCCTGGTTTTTGAAAATCAAGAGGTTTCAGCATATCCTGATACAAGTCATCTGGCTTGTCATTAGGAATGTTATTCAAGTCTGTTCCATATTCATATCCAACCGGTTCAAACTTGTCCATGTTATCGTATCCCATAGGTAGATTATCTTGCATTTATTTTATTATGATAGCTTGTATTTAGACGATTAAACGCTTGAAAAAAACGGAAATTTGACGTGTATGGATTAATATCCCGTAAAATGACTGAAACAAATAATTCTGATATCGAAACCAATGAGAAACAAATTCCAGAACCCTTTAAAGTTCTTCCTTCAAGTCTTAAATTAGAACTTGTTGACGAAACTATAGTTGTAAGAGGAAAATCTTACGAACACAAGGATAGATTAAAGGCAGGTGGAGCAAGGTGGAATCCAAATAAGAAAGTTTGGTATTTTGATATAAATGATGCTCTTAGACTTCCTTTAAATGAAAGCAATCCAGAATGGACATGTTGTTGGTTTGCAAAAGATATTGATCTTGAGAAACAAACATTTAAATGTCCAATAGACTGTTATAAAAAGAGACAGATTGAATCTGGGAAAATATGGGCAGAAAGGAACAAGAAACTTCTAGAAGAAGAGAAGAATCAAAATCGTGATAAATATATTCTAGTTTTCGGATGTCGAAGCGGAGGAGAAACAGATTACTATGCAGTAAGATATGATACATTGGAAGAATGTCAGGAAAAAATAAACAAATTACGACAATTCTTAAATAAATGTAGACATACACCATTTGAAATGTATGGTACTTTATGGTACCTATACATTCATCATAATGGATCTAGAATGTTTCTATCTGATTCATCAGATGAATATACATATGTAAATGATGAACTTTCTATAAGAGAATATTTAGACAAGTCTAAGTTTTCAATAATCAAAGATTATTCTCCTCCAAAATACGGTGGAAATAAGATTAAGATATCTTGTATTTAAAAGTCTTCATCGTCCATTCGAATAACCATATCCTCTTTGTCAAACACCTCCGTCATCCTTTTATACTCCGCTTCCTTATCTCTTCTTTTTTCCTCCATTTCTTTCGAAAACTTTCTTAAATTTTCATCCGTATACTGAACTTCAGGTGCAAAATCGCCATTCTCAAGCTTCTTCATATATTTGAGAAAATATGGTTCTCCCTTCTTGTTTTTAATAAAAAACTCTTTCATCTTCTCAGCATATTCCTCTTTTGAAAGATGAATAACCGGTTCAAGCCTCTGACGCTCAAATGGCTTCCACATGTCTTTGTAAAGATCGTTCACATTGTCATTAGGAATAGCACTGATCTCAGCGCCATATTCATAAGCAAACTCATATCCATCTGATTTAAAGGTAGGTTCAAAGTTCTCCATTTATTTAGTTAGTTGTCTTTTCATGTAAGCTACAGAAAAATGAAAACGAATAAGCTATAGACAAATAAACAGGTATATAAGATGGACTCGTTTAGAGAGGACGTTATTCAAGGTGACTGCCTTGAAATAATGCCAACTCTTGAAGACGAATCTGCACAGATTATTATAGCAGATCCACCTTACAATATTGGAAAAGACTTTGGTAATAACAGCGATAAACAGCCTATGGAAGAATACTTATTATGGTCAGATAAATGGATTAAAGAATGTATCAGAATTTTGAAACCGAATGGAACTATGTTTATATACGGATTCAGTGAGATTCTTGCATTAATTCTAGCGAGGATTCCTTATGAAATTAATCGTCGCTGGATTATCTGGCATTACACCAACAAAAATGTTGCATCTCTAAATTTCTGGCAACGCTCACATGAAAGCATTCTCGTTCTTTGGAAAAATGATAAAGTGTTCCATCGGGATGATATTCGCGAACCGTATACAGAAGCATTTCTAAATGGTGCAGCAGGAAAGGAAAGAACATCTACGAAGGGTCGGTTTTCTAAGGGCGACAAAACAACTACGTATACAGCACATCCAAATGGTGCTCTTCCACGCGATGTCATAAAGATTCCTGCACTTGCAGGTGGTGCTGGAAAGAAGGAACGTGTAGACCATCCAACACAAAAACCGATTGCTCTGTGTGAAAAATTGCTTCGTTCATGTCAACAGCCGGCAACAGAAGGGTATGTTCTCATTCCATTTGCAGGATCAGGAAGTGAATGTGTAGCATCCAAAAATCTTGGACTTCCGTTTATCGGAATTGAGTTGAATGAAGAGTATATCAATTTGATAAATGAACGGCTCAATTCTAACTCTGAATGAAAGCATCAAGTTCTGAGATACTGTTGATTGGTGTAAGATATGGAAGAATATCCGATTTTTTTGTCCACCAACCTTGTTTTCCCTGAAAGGTTACTATTTTTTTATCTCTCAATTCACCCATCAGAACTGATTTTTTGATCATCCAAATTTTCCATCCTTGAAAGTCAAGAAGAGCAAACATAGCATATTCATAATCATGATCTGGTTCAAGATGTTGCCATTTGCAGTTATCTTTACCATCCCAATATCTTGCAGATTTAATCTCAATTTTTTTACCATTTCTAGTTCCATCATTCTGCGATGAAGTTCTTGGACTTAGTTTAAAGATCTCTTGAATCATTTTTTCAGACTCTGATCCAAATGGTTTGGATTCCAAATCTACAAGTTTAAGTACTTCTTCACAACTGTTCATTTTTTTGTAATACTTCATCTGAGTTTCCTTATCCTTGATTGATTTAAAGGTATCTGTATTTTTCCAGTTTGTTGCAGAAAGAATATCTTCAGTTGTTATCATTTTACGTGTGACTACAACACTTCTGCATTTTTTATTTCCGTTTTTTAGAAGTCTTCATCGTCCATCCTGATTACCATGTCCTCTTTTTCTGCCATCAGAGGCTTGGAATACTCACTGACTTTCTTCTCAAAGAAATTGGTCTTTCCTTCCAGTGAAATCAGTTCCATAAAATCAAACGGGTTTTGTGTTTTGTAAATCTTTGGCAATCCAAACTGAACTGCCAATCTATCTGCGACGAATTCAATGTATTGAGACATCATATTGGAATTCATACCGAGCAACGAGCAAGGAAGGGCATCTACAATGAACTCTTTTTCAATTGCAACTGCTTCCTTGATGATTTCAGCAATACGCTCCTGCGAAATTGAACTGCGAAGAGTGTGGTAGAGATTGACGGCAAACAGTGTATGAAGGCCTTCATCTCTGCTAATCAATTCGTTTGAAAATGTGAGTCCAGGCATCAATCCTCGTTTCTTCAACCAGAAGATAGAGCAGAAGGCACCGCTAAAAAAGATACCCTCAATACAGGCGAACGCAACAAGACGAGTAGAAAAATCCTCCTGCGAATCAATCCACTTCAACGCCCACTCTGCCTTCTTACCAATACAGGGAACATTGTCAATCGCTTGGAATAGGCGGTTCTTCTCATCAGTATCCTTGATATAGGTATCAATCAACAACGAGTAGGTTTCAGAATGAATGCCCTCCATCGCATTTTGGAAACTGTAAAAGAGCTTGACGACGGGGCTGTCTACCTCGCGTTGAAACCGAGAGGCTAGGTTTTCTTGGACTATTCCGTCCGACCCAGCAAAGAAGGCTAAAACGTGTTTGACGAAGTGTTTTTCATTGTCAGTTAATTTAGCCCAGTCCTCGGCGTCCCGGGAAAAGTCTATTTCTTCTGGTGTCCAGAAGACCGCTACGGACTGCTTGTACATCTTGTACAGGTGAGAATACGCTGAAGGGATGGGAAAAAGAGTGTAGGACATCGCTGTATATATAGCGGAGAAACGACCTAAATGATATTTTGAAGTAAGATAATAATATGAGTAGTTCAAGCAACGTTCAGAGCTATTTGACAAACGTTTTCCGTCCGGTCTATACCTACGATTCCGTGAACGGGTTCTTTCAACCAAGTCTTGAATTATCCAACGTTGATAATTTGACAGCAAATACGATAACAGCATTCACTGCTGCTATCGGTGATTCAAATCAAAATACCTATGTTGGAGGAGGAGCAGGAAATCCTTACAATATTCCTCAGAACTCTTCTGGGAATGTTGGAATAGGTTATGGTGCATTAAATGGTATTTCAAATGCGAATAACAATATCGCAATTGGAGAAAATGCAGGAGTTGCAATAGTAAACAGTAGTGGTAATATTTTTATGGGTACAAATACGGTTCAATCTGGAAATGTCAATGTAATGATTGGAGACAATGTTGCTGGAAGTCCTGGTAATAATAATGTATGTGTCGGTGCAGGTTCATTTACCACAGGAGATAATTGTATAATCTTAGGAGCGAACGCCGGTGCTAATCATTCAAATCAACTTGTAATTGGATCAAATTTTACAATTAGCGGTGATTTATCAAGCAATCTAGTTGGTATCAATCAATCCAATCCTCTTTGGACACTTGATGTGAATGGATATACTCATATCTGCAATGCTCTTGGTATCAACGCAACGCCTTTAGATCATACTCTTAACTTAAACGGTGATTTCTATGCATCTGACGGTCATGGTACACTTTCATTTGGAAACAATATTATGAATACAAGCGGATTAGTTGTTGGTTCAAATGGATTCGTATCACGTGCAAGCAATGTAGTAGTAGGTTCAGGAGCAGAAGTTGATATTGTTCATTATATGCCTGGTATTGTAGATTTTCATGTCCAAGATACATCTGGAACTTATTTCGCTTCTGTTCGTGGAATGATTAATCTTGCATCCACAAGTGTCATTTCTTCAAATGTTATTCTAAGTGATGGAGGAAATACGTCTATATTTTTCAATAATGCAAGTCATTATATCGGAATATCAAATACCAGTGGAAGCAGTCGTACATATTGGTATAACTTTACTTACTCTCCTCTTGGGATAACAACTTAAGTTTTTCGGCCATTTTTCGTATGCTCACTACTGACACCCCAGTTGCTTCTGATACTCGTGGTATCTGACCTCCAAGCACTTTGCTCACAACTCCTGCTACAATTGTTTTCGGTGTATGTTCCATTTCTGGTAAGTTCTGAAGCATAAGGACAATATTGTCTCGTTCTTCATCGCTCAAATTCATATCTGCACACACTCTCTCTGCTATTCCAAGTTGTGTTGAAAGGACATTGGATATCTCTCCATCCAATCTCATCAATGCCTTACAAAGTGCTCGGATACTGACTCGGAACATACGACTCAACTCTTCATGTGTTCGCGTTGCATCTCGTTGACGACATGCTGTAAATACTGCAGCTGCCATCAATGCTCTTCGGTTCTCTCCTCGTGTCTTCTGTGCCTCTTCTACATTCTTAAACATTCCACATGCATCCATAATGATTGCCTTTGGAAGACCTGCTCTTACACAGCAGTTCTGTATAGCATCAAAGATACCCATCCAAGATCTTTCTCCATGCGATGAATACGACCACGAAGAAAGTTTTGTGATAGTCTTCATTTCTTCGCTCTGTGTTCCAAACCTCTTACGCATCACGACCGATCCATAAGACGAATTAGGTAATAATTCATTTGTGATTGTTCCTGTTCTTGACACATCTTCTTCTGTATTCGCGTAATTTCTCCATTCTGCTCCTTCGTCTATATACGGTCCCATAATTGTTCCACAACAAGTGCAGACTCTTTCACCATCATCAATTTCTATTGTATTTGTATTGTGTAGGCAATCCATACCTCTACTATCTTAAAATACCTTTCATTCGTTTTTATAACGCATTTTCAAACATATATTGCCATTTTCCATCCACTTCCACTTCACATGCTCTGGATGACCCAATGACACTCATTCTTGAAGGATTGATTTCTCGTATATGGTCCAATGCGAATTTTGAAATCGTATCATGATGCTTTCCATCATCGTCAATAATGACATCATACATCACAGAGTAATAGCCTACCTTGATATCATCCTCTGCCAAATCTCTTTTTCGTATCTTGTGCCGGATTCGTTGGTTGTCCTTTAAGTTCTGGTGTTCGTGATGAGATTTATAAGGCTTTGGAATAACCTTTTCTTCAGTGTCTTCCCACCACTCTCCATCCATCAGAGACAACAATTCTCGTGTAGCCTCCAACGGAACCTTGAAGAACTCTCTGCGATTATTCACACGAAATCCCAACTGTTCTAGAATACTGTGAATTTTTGCCTCCTTTTTCTTATGGTCGTCCACTTTTCGTGCGAATTCCAAGACATACGGAGTTGGAGGCCGAAAGGTATCCGTCTTGTTCGCATCTTTCAGTCTTTCAGGAGGGTCACGCTCTGTTTCGCCTATTTTGTATATACCGGGCATAGACGGGTTTGATAGCACATAGACATATCCCATTACTCTTTTCCGGAGCATCGTCTGTAACTTACTTGCGAATCATTGTTGTCAAATTTGACGGGTCGTATACCTGGGGTCGGTAATTGGTAGTAAGTTGAGGACGATAAGAAGCCTTTCCTCCTTGTCGTTTCATCCATGAAATCAGCAGGAACTTCTCATCTACAACCCATACCAAAAATCCAGACTGTTCCAACGTATGTGTCAGATAGTCTCTTGCTTCTGACAGTTGATACAGAGGATATCCAAAGACAAAGGATGGTATTTCTGAAACAATGTAAGGAGCATCTACATTGTGAATGGCTTGTTGTTTGATTTTGGCATATATCTGAGCAAGAACAGGTCGCATAGCAGCCATTCTTCTTTCTCTGCGGTTTTCCTGTTCCTCCAGCACTTCATTGGCTTTCAGCATTCTTACATAAAACAAATAGAATGTTCCGAGCAATTGCACTAGGAGGTGGCGGTGTTAGAGGTGGCCTACAAGTTGGAGCACTTCAAGCAATTGAAGAGATGAGAGGAAATCTTAACTTTCCAGATGGTATCTATGGATGCTCTGTTGGCTCTATTTTGGCAACCGCTATCGCATTTGGATTAAGAGCGAAACAGATACGAGAGATGATGGATGAATTTAAGATGGATGAAATTATTCCTCCAATTCGTCTTCATTCTCTTACAGAATTTATGAGTAAAAAAGGTCTCTTTTCTATGAAACCTTTGGAAGCATTTATTATTGCAGAATTCAAAAAGCACGGAATAGAACTGGAAGGCAAAATGATAAGTGATGCTCCACAAAAGGTATCCATTGTTGCTTGTAACCTGACTACAAATAAGACATCTTTCTTAACGGGAAATATACCGATTCTGGATGCGATCAAGGCTTCTTGCTGTTTGCCAATGGTCTTCTATCCTCAAATCATTCACAACAACGTCTATATAGACGGAGGTGTCAATTTAGATTGTATTTCTGAGATAGTTCCTTCAGAGTGTCTGGTTCTTCATATTGGCAGTCCTCCAACTCCTCTGTTTCCTTCCGAACTGGAGACTATCAGTGTCCTATCCTTGATGAGTCACGTGTATCGCAATATGAGAAAGATAGGATTGCCTAAAAATGTATGTTGGTTAAAGGACTACGAAAAGTCTTCCATTGATACTCTTACTGACAAGGATAAGCAACGGTTATTTGAGACGGGATATTCACAAACTGTCCGTTTCTTTGCCAAGTGTCTCACGCAAGAACCCTATGAGGTTAGTGGCGGTTGCTGATTTGGTATATTCATACAATCCGTCGTGTGTCTCAAGTTTGAAGGTTGGATAGGCATTGACTTCATACAGTTCTGCGGTCTTGCGGTCCTTTTCTGCATCAATGGGGACAAGAGTTACTTTGGTGCGTCCAAAATATGGTGTCTTTGAAACCTGCTCTTCTACCTTCTTCCATTCGGGTTGAGCCTTCTGAGAAAAGCCACACCATTCAGTATAGAAAAAATAGAGACGAGCATTGTTCACAGGCACTTCACGTTTGGGTGGGGCAAGAATAGGTTTCCAAAGTTTCCATACAAGAACACCCAGAATGGCAAATGCCAGAACAATCAGGACAGTATTCATTGTTGAAGGACGTGAGAAATTTTGCGCTGTTTTTCAAACCATCTGCGATAGGCTTCTTCAGGAGAGACTCCTTCCTTGATTTGTATCCAAGCAATATCCGTTGTCATTCTTTCGGGTTCGTAGTAACGTGGTTTGATTACGACCATCTGGCCGTTGAAGCGAACGACGTATTCCATTACTATTTTAATATTGATTTACCTAAACGATTTCGTTTTAAACTCGTGGGAAGCCGACGAGGTTTGCGCCGATACCGAAACCAGCACCAGTTCGGGCAGAAGCACCGACGGATGGGGCATAGATATCAAGAATAGCGAAGGTGGCAAGGGCAACCAAGGCAATCATTGCGATTTCAGCAACCTTGAGGGTCTTTCCAGGAAGGACAAAGGCAGCAATGGCTACGGCAAGACCTTCAAGGGCATATTTAACGAAGCGTGACAAGATGTCACCCATATCAATTCCGGCGGATGGGGTTGGCTTAGGTTTGCTGTCAGACATTTTATATATTATATAGTTTAGAAAAATTCATAAAACTTTTGTATAAGATATACCACGTTGAATATTACTTATAGTTCTAAATCCAGTACCATATATCTCCGCGAGTTTTTTATGTGTTAATTTTTCAGGATTGTTTCTTATTAATCTAACAATTTCATCTTCTAATTTTTTATTATTTTGTTGTTTTCCTAATTTTGATTTTGATATCTTTTCTTTCGTTTCATCGGTGAGTTTTTTACCAGAATTTGAAAGTCCTATTTTAATTTTATTTTCATCCTTCATTGCTCCTGTAAGCTTTCCTAATTTACTTTCTCTCATTTTCACTATGCTTTCTTCATTATGTTTATAATCACGAGGTTGTCCTCTTCCGCATAAGGCAATATTATACCCATTTTCATAATAGTATGAGTTATATTGTTCCGCGTAATATGCTTCGAGATTATCTAATGATTGATTAGAACAAACAATGATTGTTTCTAGATAAAAAGAAGATTTATCATATTTTCTCATAGCATTGTATAAGGCATATTTGTATTCATTTCTTAATGCTCTATACCAATGTCTATTATATCTTTTAATAGGAGAATCTTCAATACTTTGACCTATATATGATTTGCCAGTTTCTTTACAAAAAATTCTATAAATACATCCCATTATTTAACTAACTAAAAATCTGTTTAATAGGGAGAAGAAATCTGTAGGCCACCGCTATAGGCTTTGTACCCAACAATTGCGAGGACAAGTATCCAGACTCCCCACCAAGGAACGTAGGCAGAAAGGTATCGAAGGACGACGTAGAAAACAAGTGCGTGGACGGCAGCCGGCACGATACCTGACATTCCAGGAGGAAGAGTCAAGATGACACCGGGTACCAAAGCAAAGAAGAGAATGGCAGTTGTGTAAATGTCGTACATTTGTAAAGTTGCGTATAAACTATTTTAACCATTGCTGGCATATATGAATAAACATGGCATCTCTTCCTAAGAAAGACGAACTCGGCGTGGTCATTGATTACCTTGATGAAGACCCAGAAGTTCCTACGCAAAAGTATTGTGTTGTATCTTTTCTCTCTCCCGAAAAGATTATCAAACAAAAACAGCAGTTCATGTTTGAGAAATTCGTTCAATGGCAGGACTACGAATGGAAGATTAAGGGAATGGAGAAATTCATGGCCTTTCTTTCCAAGAAATACTCCTTGAAGATTGATGACCTTCTCACTGATGCCAACGATTTCGCAAAGGTTCACAATGCGGATATCAAACAGACTGATATTCAAGAGCAATATCAAGTATTCTTATTGAAGAATGAAAAAGACCTTCAAGAAGAATATGATAACAAGGTTGATTTCCAGACCAATGTTCGTGGAGTGAAAATTAGACGTTCATTCCCAACGGTGGAAGAGGCACAAATCTTTGCCAAGGTCTTCCAACGCAAGTATCCAAATGATAATATCTACATCGGTAAAGTCGGTGCTTGGTTGCCTTGGGACCCATCTGAACACTTGATGCCAGAGGTTGAGTATGCTGAGAAGGAACTCAATGAACTTATGAGAAAATACAAAGAGAACGAGACTAACCGCGAGATCTTCTTTGCTGACCAAAAGGACGAAGCTATTAAGCGACAAAAGGAAGAGAATGCTAAGCGACAACGCGAGAACCAAATGGCTGCTCTTGCTGACCAACCAGCAGTTCATCCATCAGAAGGTGCTATTCGCGAGTAGAGCCCTCTTTCTTAACCCAAACTGAAGGTCCTTTCTTTTTCAATCCTGCTGGGTCATATTCATCTGCTAACATCATAGTAGAACGGAATGGCTTGTTATCAGCCCACAATGACTGATCACATAATTTGAATGGTGGATGATCCGATGCTTTATACCAAAACACCTGATCTTCTATTTTGTTTGAGGTAACGTTATTACAGATAACCAGGCCTTCATAGTTCTCTGTACATTGGTCCATAAAGGTACAGAACATATCGTAGGTAGGAAACATACCTGCATAGTTGTCGTAGATTCTCTTACGATTGGTTGCGATGTTCTCACGCAGAATGAATACAAAGTCAATTTGAGTACGCAGATTTGGAGTGATACCAAGAGGATACTGCATGGTGATAATTGTCATCAAATCGATGTGACGACCGTTCATAAACACGTACCGAGTAGATTCTTCATTCATCCACTCTTTTGCGGCGTACAGACAGTCATCCAGAATAAGAAACGCACGAGGGTCAATGTTTGAGTTACCACCCTTTGAGAGTTTGTCCTTGTTACGAGTACTCTTGACATTCATCTGACGCTTGATAACATTTTTCACGATTTCAGGTTTGTATTCATCGTGAATAAGTTTGGAAGGCACCATACTTTGAAAAAATTCATTGACAGCTTCTGTGGCAGAGATAACTGTGCCTACAGGAAACAGACTTTGGACGTTGTAAAGAATATCTCTTACCAAAAAGGATTTGCCCGTATCCTTTTTACCAATGACGACGATCATTGGACTTTTACGAGAATCAATATCACACCGATCCTTGATCATATCGATGTTAAACTTTCTTAACTGGAAATTCATCCTATTAAAACCCACAACAGAAAATATACAAGTAACTTCAACGAGCGTTTGCTTTTGGATATTGATTGCCTAGCCAAACAAATAATGGGAAAAGAGTTGCGGACCACATCGGTCCAAATGAAATTGCATCGGTGCAAGGCAATTGATGGAAAACATTGGGGGTTTTCTAAATTACAGCCCTTTTTTCCACCCTTGGAGAAACTGTTCAAGACAGACAATTTGAACGATGTATTTTCATATGGTGTCAAACTGACGGACGAGATTGACACAATTATTGACAAGGACAATATTCGTACTACGCGTGGCAAGGTTGTTCCTATTCATCGCAAGACTACCTCTATTCTCAACCACCTGCGATGGATGAGAGGAGATTATGGAGCCATTGG